CCCGCGCGATTTCGGCTCGGAACCTGAGAGAAACTGGGAATATCCTCATATTCAGGCTCATAACTATGCGGATCGGGATGAATTAGTTCATTTCGGAGTTCATGATCAACATCATTCTTTCCATGATCAACTACATTCCCAACTGCATTCTTTGGGAGCATGATCATGACCAAGCCGAGCACTAACAGACAAGGCCCGAAGGTATGGTCGGGATATGCTGTGACGCAGGCTAAGAAACAGGTTATGGCAATGTACGGGACGACCTGTCATCTCTGCGGACGACCCGGAGCCAACACTGTTGATCATCTGATCCCAAGATCAATCCGCCCCGATCTCATGTTTGATCTTGAGAACATGAGGCCTGCCCACCTATCTTGCAACTCTGGCAGGAAAACAAGGCCTCTCGTACAGGCCGAACAGGCTAGGGGTTGGTGATCATGGGCATGATCGAGAGCGCAGCGGAGAATGATCATGTGGCCGTTCTACGCATGGCTTTGGAAGAGATCGCGCTTGACTTCGAGCGAGCGTCTAGCGCAGAGATGCGCAGCATGCTAGGTCGGACTTTAGGCATGCTCACAAGGGATCTACGGGCAGCGGAGACTGCGCAGCAAAGCAAAGTCAAGGCCAAGAATGAGGCCGAGATGATCATGGTCGAAGATCAACTCGACGTGCTACGTAAGCAACGTGGCGCATGATCATCACCGAGCCTAGAGGCCATCAGACTGCGAACGTGTCGCACGTTCAACCCGGTGTCACAGACGATTCGATCTTGACCTTGGGCGAGATCTGCGGCATTGAGTTGTTGCCATGGCAGAAGGATGTTCTCAAGAATCTCGTCGCGCGCAAACCTGATGATCTTGGTCGATGGGCAGCCCGTGAGGCCTTGCTCTTGCTGCCACGTCAGAACGGCAAGAGCCTTGTTCTCATGATCAGGATGATCATGGGCGCACTGGTGCTTAACGACAAAACGATCATGTACTCTGCGCACGACTATCGCACCAGTCTCGACTTCTGGCTGATGATGTTGGACACGCTGGAATCCTCACCCCTGTTGAAGAAACGCATCAAGAAGACTCGCAACTCAGCAGCCGAGCGCAAGATCATCTTCGACAACGGCAACACGATCACCATGATCAGCCGAACGGCTAACGCTGGCCGTGGTCTCCATCCTGATCTTGTGGTCTTCGATGAGGCTTTCTCTGTGGGACCAGAGATCGTGGCCTCTGTCATGCCATCGCAAGCGGCACGGCCTAACCCTCAGACCATATGGGCATCAAGCGCCGGATCTCTTTTGAGCGTTGAACTCCTGGCGATTCGGAAGCGTCTCCACGGTCGCTCTGATCCGTACCTAAGCGGCTGGGACTGGTTCGCCGAAATTGATCATGAAGTCACCGATCCGAAGACTCACGCGGAGGCTAACCCTAGTCTCGGATTCTTCTTACGTCATGAGGAACTAGCGCGTCAGTGCCTCACCATGAGGCCGCAGGATTTCCGGCGCGAGCATCTAGGCCAATGGGCCGACGTGATCATTGATCGCGTGTTCGATCCTGATGATCTACAAGACATCATCACCGAAGCAAGATCGGCACCAACCGATCACATCGCTTGTGCGCTTGCCTTTGGTGTCGAGATCACTCAACTCGGAGTCCATCGGGAGAGCGCTACAGTGTCCGCCGTATGGCGTGAGAGTGATCTTGGTCCGACCTTCGTAACCGTTATACGCAAGGACGTTGGGGTCGAATGGCTACCAGAGTTCATGCATGATCTTGGTCTCAAATATCCCGGATCTCCCTTTGCCTACGATGCAAAGAGCCCTGGTCGTGATCTTTACGAGCGAGCCGAAGCGATGGGGGATATCACCACGAAGATGATCAACTTCGGAGAGTGGACCAAGGCCTGTGCTTCCTTTGCACAGCAGGTAAAAGAGAAGTTGATCATGGTCTGTACACCGCCCACATCCTTGACGTTGGATATGACTAACGCACAACAGCGAACCGTCGGCGCTAGTTGGGTCTGGGATCGTGCCGTGCGCTTCCCGCCATCCTCGCTGATCGCAGCGACCGCAGCCCTATGGGCGCATGATCACGAAGAGATCGGAGTGCCGCAGATATGGTGACCGCAGGATCGCCTAGGAGGCTCTGGCAAAGGTCCAGCGGCCCAAGGGTACAAGGGAACTCTCCTGTGCTGCCAGCGGCGGCCTCAGCCGTTCCTGTGAGCACTGGTGCCACTGTCTACACCGTAGGCAGGCCAGTCCCTAAGCCTGTCACGGGAATCGCGGCCATGCTCGGAGGATCGACCAAGGCACCAAGATCAACATTGCCTTGGCAGGCTGGTCCGAAAACCTACGTTGGACCGTCTGGCGCGCCACCTACTCAAGATCATCTCAGTGGCTCAGACTTCGTTCCTGGTGGACATGTCTGGGGTCCGAGAGATGGTGATCAAGGCTTCCCTCATGGCTCTGCGTGGCCGGGATATCCCGATGACTGGGACGTTCCATACTTCACTCGGGACGATGATCACAACAGCAATACCAACCTCACAAAGCGAATCTCGACGGTGTGGTCATGCGTTGACTTGATCAGTAGGCAACTCGCTACCATGCCAACCAAGATCGTGAAGGCCTCTAGACCCGTTGCAAACAAGGCATGGCAGGTAAATCCCGAGCCCCTGGTTTACGCCTCGTGGGTGGACTTCGCTAAGGCCATGATCAACAGCATGCTCATGAGAGGCGAGGCTTTCCTTGCTGCGACGGCATGGGCGCACGATGGATACCCTGCTAGGTTCGTGGTTTTGAATCCTGATCTTCTTCACGTTGAACCCGAGGCTAGCGGCCAGGTTTCTTACTGGCTTGGGAAAGCGGGCGAAGGGATCAAGATCGACAGTGAAGATCTTCTCCACATCAAGTACCAACTCTGGCCGGGATTCCATCACGGCATCGGCCCGCTAGAGGCCTCATGGCGCAACATCGCTTCCGCAGAAGCAATGTCGGGATATGCCTCGAACCTCTCTGGTCGTGGTGGAGTACCTAACGCAGTGCTGGAATCCGATACCACGTTGACACAAGAGCAAGCACAGGCACTCAAGGGATCATGGCGAACCATGATCGCTAGCAACGGTGTCGAGCCCGTGATCTTGACGAAAGGCTTGCATTACACGCCTCTGAGCATGACGAGTCGTGATCTTGCGCTGATTGATCATCGGACTTTTGATGAGCAACGAATTGCCAGCGCGTTCGGCGTGCCCTTGTGGCTGGTCGGTTTGCCAATGGCCGATGGTCTCACTTACTCAACCGTAGAAGGAACCTGGGACTTCTTCTGGCGAAGCAATCTCAGAGCGCTTGCCCATAACATCGCGCTAGCCATGAGCCTATGGCTACTGCCCGCAGACACCTACGTCATGTTCGACGCCGACGAACTCACGAGGCCTCGCATGCTAGAGCGAGCACAGGCCTACGCAATCCTTGTGGACAAGGGGATCATGTTGCCTGCCGAGGTTCGGATCGAAGAGGGTTGGACGCCTCTCACCAACCAAGATCAACAGCCAATCAGCAAGGAATCGCTTGCGACCAAGGAAGAAATCACGGAGGGTAAGCCGGGATGACCGAGAAGATGATCTTGGAGAGGTCGTTCCCGAGCGGCCTTGAGATGGCCGATGGCCGAACTGTAGAAGGAAAGTGCGTGCCTTACGGCCAGGTCATCGAGGTCTGGTCTGAGCATGAGGGAAACTACCGTGAGACTTTTGATCATGGTGCCTTCGAGCGCGTCTGCAAGGCACCGCAGCGCGTACTGTTTCGGATCTCCCATAGTGCCGATTATGCCAACATGGTTGGATATGGGACCGATCTCGAAGAGCGCGACGATGGTCTGTACGGGTCGTTTCGTCTGCTAGAGGCCGATGCTCCGAAGGCACGCGAGTTGATCAACGCGTCCTACAAGGGATTGTCTGTAGGCTTTCTACCGTTGAATAGTAAGCGTGTTGGTGATGTTCTCCATCGTGTCCGCGCACACCTTGATCATGTCGCGGCAGTGGTCGAGGGAACGGCGGCATACCCTGACGCGATGATCTTGGCTATGCGTGGCAAGAACCTTCGCCACAACAGAGAACTCGCTGATGATCTTGGTGTCGAAGAGATCGATACGAGCGAGATGCCGAGCGTCGAGACCGACGAGAACTTCCTTGCGCTTAAGGCTTACAACGCAGAGCAGCGTGCCCGCATTGCCAAGATCAATGATCTTGTTCGGGAGCGTACCAAGTGAGCAACCTCGAAGCGATGATGACCGAGCCGCTTACCGTGATCCAAGTTGATCATGGAATCAACCAGGAGGAAGCCGAGACCATCCATGCTCAGTTTCGCCTTGCAGTGAAGGATGATCGGCCAGTGATCGTGATCGGCCCGGACACCAGCGTCACGGTGCTTGAGCCATGGCGCGACGCCTCGCGGCGTGCGTGGTTCGCCGTCCTCTTCGCCACCCTTTCCATGATCACCACATTGCTTGTGTTGATCTTCGCTTACCTATGGACTCACTAGGGGAGATGCCCTAGAATCCCTTGTAGCAAAGCAAAGCCTGCGGACACCGCGCGACCTCGACACCACCGCCCACAGCGGCCACCTCGTCACCGCGTCACCTCCCGAAGATCGTTGATCATGATGGACGGCTCATGATCATCGGAGCCAAGCATCGGGAGAATGATCATGGCAAACGCAATGCTTCTCAATCTCACAACGGAAAACGAGGAACTACAGAAGTCCCTCGATAACATCGAAAACCTGGCGCTTGAGCAGAAGCGCGGCCTCACCAGTGCTGATCTTGAACTGATCGAGCGCACGAAGACTCGTCAGACTGACATCGTGCGTCAGATCGAGATCCTTGCCAAAGAGGCCGACATGAGCGACGCGGCGAAACAGCGCGTTGCCCTTCTGCGCAACGGAGTTCAGACTTCCTCAAGTGCCGTTGAGTATCGCTCTGCGGCTGAGTACCTGTATGACTTCGTGATGGCCGACATCGCTCAAGATCACAAGATCAAGAGCGAGTGCCGCAACCGTCTCGACACGTACAACCGCGCTGCGGCTCACGTCACGACTGATGCCTTCGAAGGCATCTTTCCCAACAGCGTAGTCGGTCCCGTCGTTTCGTTCATCGACGCGAGCCGTCCGCTGTTCAACGCTGTCGGCGCAAAGTCCATCCCTGGTGGACCTTCCTTCCGTCGTCCTCGTCTGGTCGATGATCATCTTGCCGATGGTGTCGGACCTCAGGCTGCCCAGAAGGATGAGTTGGTGAGTCACCAATTCACCATCACGAGTGACAACGTGGACCTCACCACGTTGGGCGGATATGTCAACGTTGCAAGGCAGGTCTTCGATTGGGGAGTTGCCTCGCTGGGCACCATCGTTGATCAACTCGCAGCCCGTTACGCGTACTACACCGAGCGCGCGTTGATCACTGAGATCCAGAAGTCCACTGGTGCCGTGCCGCTCGCTGCTGATGCTGATGCAGCCGCTACGGTCGAGGCGATCTACGATGCGGCAGCGCTCTACTATGCTGCTACAGGGACGATGCCGAGCATTCTGGCCGCTGGTCCGAATGGTTGGGCGAGGCTTGGTGGTCTCTCCGATTCGGCAGGCCGACAGGTCTTTCCGTTCCTCTCTCCGAGCAACGCTGCTGGTGGTGGCATGAGCGCTACTTCCTTTGCAGGTAACCCTGTCGGGCTTCGTCTGGTCGTCACTCCGGGCATCGCTGATGAGGCTCTGTACGTCACTGGTGATCTTGCTATCGAGGCGTACGAGCAGACGGTCGGACAGTTGTCCGTCGTTGAGCCTTCTGTGCTTGGGGTTCAGATCTCGTACTCGGGTTACGTAGGCTTCTACCGTCCCGCCCCGAATGGGACGATCAAGATCGGCTAGACCCCGCTAGTTGATCAAGGTCCATGGTGTGCGCCTAGCGTCGTCGGCCCTAGGCGCACACCGTGATCGGAAAGGAGATGATCATGTCAGATCCCTACGCTGTATACAGAGATGGCTATTACGATCAGAGCGTTACTGATCGTGATGGCAACGTGTTGGGCAAGGAGGCGAAGCATGATCATCAGCAGGAAAACCAAGATCATGAAGAGCAGCCGGCCAAGCCGAAGTTGATCATGGGCAAGCCGCATGACGACCGCTGACATTGACACGCTCCGCGCTAGGGTCGGATCGACCACTACGCGGGACGACGCGATCTTGCAGGATTGCTTAGATACAAGTACTTCCTGGGCCGAGGATCGTGCGATGCCTGATCAAGTGCAGAGCAACGAAGTGCAAGAGGCGATCTTGCTCATGGCCTCAAGACTCTACAAAAGAAGGCAATCCCCGGAGGGAGTCGCCGGTTGGGATGATCTTGGTGTGGTGCGAATCGTAGCCAACGATCCCGATATCCGTGACCTCATGTCGCAGAAGATCAACGCGGCGCACGTCTACGGGATCGGCTGATCCATGGCCGAGGATTTCCTTACCAGACACAGAAGTAAGGTCTATCAACTTCTTGTTGATCATGCTCCCGCAGGAACGGCGCTGAGCCTCTTCCTCCCTGATGATCTTGCCGAGCAACCGGCAGTGATCATCGGGAGGCCAGCC